GGAAGTATTTCCTGTCGATTTCAGCTCTTATGCAACAGAATAAAGAGGTTTTTGAATGTGCTGTTGGTTTGAATGTGGAATCACCAGAATGGACTAAAATGATGAAACATGTATACAAGCATGGAGTAGACAGAGTAGTTGCAGGTGATTACAAATCTTTTGATGGACGAATGTCTCCGAGATTTATGTTGGCGAGTTTTAAGATTTTGATTAATCTTGCAGAGTTGAGCGGTAATTACGATGCTGATGATTTGACTATCATGCGTGGTATTGCCACTGAAATTTGTTCACCGACTTATGATTATTTTGGGACATTGGTACAGTTTTATGGATCAAATCCTTCGGGACATCCATTGACGGTTGTTACCAATTCATTGGTCAATAGTTTGTATATGCGTTATGTGTATTATAAGATTGCACAGGAAGAAAGGTGGTGGAAAACGCCATTATTTTCTGATGTTGTTGCTTTATTGACTTATGGTGATGATAACATTATGTCTGTTAGAAAAGGTTATGATGCTTATAATCATACCAATATTGCACGAGTTTTAGCTGATAGTGATATAACATACACTATGGCTGATAAAGAGGCTGAATCTGTTCCATTTATACATGGTTCTGAGGCAGGCTTCTTAAAACATAATGCAGTTTGGGATGATGAATTACAATTGTATCGCGCAGTTATTGAAGAAAGTTCGATTGCTAAGATGCTTCATGCACATGGAAAATCGCAAATTTCGGAAGAGCTTCATGCTGCTTGTACGATTAAGGATGCTCTTGACAAGTATGCGCATTTTGGACGTGAGAAATACACCGAAAGATGTGCACAACTTAAGCAAGTTGCAGATGAATGTAATCTTACAGGACTTGTAGGTTCGTTCCCCACTTATCAGGAACAAATCTTGAAGTATTGTGAGAAGTACGAATGGGACGAAAACCCATACCCTCCCTCGAAAGAGGAATAGGGTAAATTTTCGTGATTGTAGTATCGCGTTGGACACATGCGATCAAAATTAAAGAACCCAAGTGAGGTAGTTACGGACTTGCATATAGTATCTTCCAAACTAAATGTATGTTACGAAAACTCATTTGTCTCGAACCTCCCCCGTGAGGTACCACTATTTAGTGGTGTAGTTTGAAACTACAAACAAGAGAAGCTCTGATTCAGGTATATTGATGCATATACTTGTTTTAATACGTAAATAGCATTACTAGTATTACACAATATCCAAGTGCATTGGATTTAACTATGCACAATGGGAAGTTCCAGGCCCCTTATACACTGGAAACGGCGTTGGTGCGTATTCACCAACTACAACATGATGTCGCACGAAAGTACGGACATAGTAGAAAATTAAAACGTAAGATTGCTGAGTTGCAATTGGAAATTGATAAACTAAAAGAACCAATTTTGCCTTCTCAATCTGCTACTTTGAATGTCAGCAAGGCTGATGATACTGCGAAAGCAGAAATCACAACTTTTGCTGATGAATCTGCCGGTTGGAATACTACGGTACCCACCGCTCCAGATGCTACATTCAACTTGGCTAATAATAGTGACAGCGATTTAGGAAGTTTTTTATGTCGTCCAATTAATGTGGCAACATATCAATGGGCTATCAATACTCCATTATATGAGACATTGAACCCATGGACAGCTTATTTAACTAATCCTTTTATTCGGGATAAGATAGCTAATTTTGAACTTTTACGCATGAATTTGCATATGAAAGTACTAATTAGTGGAACACCATTTCATTATGGCAGAGCTTTAGTATCATACAATCCATTAAGTGGATTTGACCAAGTCACAATAGAACGTGGTCTTGGTGGTGCTTTAGATGCTGATTTGGTAGGAGCTTCACAGAAGCCCCATATCTTTCTCAACCCAACTTTAAATGCTGGTGGGGTTTTGCAAATTCCTTATTTTTATAAAGAGAATTACATTCCACTAACAGAACCGGATATTACGGATGGTTTAGGAGAAGTAGTGTTTAGGTCTTTTGGAAATTTACGGCATACTGATGTAGGTAATCCAGTAACCATTAATGTATATTTATGGGCTACTGATGTTACATTGACAATGCCAACTTCCAAATCACTTCCTCCTTTGCCTTCTCAATCCGGAGTTATGAACTCTGGTGACGAGTATGGTCAGGGAATTATTTCCAAACCAGCTTCTGCTGTTGCGAAAGCAGCAGGGGCGTTAAAAAGCATTCCACTAATAAGACCTTATGCACGAGCTACAGAAATAGTAGCTAGTGGTGTAGGCGATGTGGCACGACTATTTGGTTATAGTAGACCAGCAGTTATCACAGATCCAGTAATCATGAAACCTGTACCATTGGGTAATGTTGCTAATGTGGATGCTGCTGATCCTGTAAACAAATTAACACTAGATTCCAAGAATGAAGTTACTATTGATCCTAGGGTCACAGGACTTGAAGGCAAGGATGAAATGGGAGTACTAGATTATGTTAAGAGAGAATCTTATTTGACTACCTTTAATTGGACTAGTGATGCCGCACCTGGTGATATGTTATTTAATTGTCGTGTAGCTCCAGACCTTTATAGGTCTGTGGTTTATACAACACCAACAACTAGGAGGGAGTTACATATGACTCCTGCGTGTCATATGGCACAATTATTTAGATATTGGCAAGGTTCAATTAAATTTAGATTTCAAATTGTTAAATCAGCTTATCATAAGGGACGTATGTTGGTAAGATATGATCCTCGTAGTTTAGGTGCTACTTTGGACTATAATACTAACTATTCTCGTGTGATTGATATAGCTGAGGCAGAGGATTTTGAGATTACCATTGGTTGGGGACAACACCAGCCTTGGTTAGAATGTGAGGAACTTGGCATCTTCCCTAATTTCTCATCCACTGTTAGACTTAACGAATTTCTTGTGCGAGCAGCCAATGGAGTTATTGAACTTGATGTTATCAATGAATTGGTTTCTCCAAGCGCTAGTTCAGACATTTCCGTTAATGTTTATGTATCTATGTGTGATGATGCTAAATTTGCTCAGCCCGATGGCCAGAAAATTAAGAATCTCACTTATTTTAGACACCCAAATGAGCCATCACCTGATCCACCACCGTTGGATTCACAGAGTGGAATTGTAGAACAAGATGGAATTGATGAGCCGTTAGCTGCAACTCAATTAGAAACAATTGCAAGTGAGTCTGCACCAGCAGACCAAACAATGAATGTTTTCTTTGGAGAAAATGTTACGAGTATTAGAGAATTAGCTAAGAGATATGTTCTCACTAGATATTGGAATGTTGTTTTTCCGGAAGGAGCAGGAATAAATATAGCCCAATTACGAAACAAAGTTTTTCCTTATCAACAAGGGTATGATCCCAAGGGTATTGATGGTGAACAATTTGGACTTTAC